GAAGGCCGAGATCGCGTGATCCGCCCTGACGACGTTCGCCGGATCCTCGCGGACCTCGCCGCCCTGCGCGGCGAGGTCCGCTCCCTCGCCGTCTACCTCGCCCGCGCCGAGCGCGAGCGTGAGGAGGCCGAGCGCGCGGACGCGGGGCGCCACGCCCCACCGCCGTGGCGCCGCTGAGCTAGCCTCGCCCCCACGCTTCGACGATCGCCTGCGACCCCGGCCAAGCTGGCCGGGGTCGCTGCATGTACGGGCCCCCACGTCATGCGGCCGGCGTCATGCGGCCGACATACATATGTCCGCCGCATGACGTGCACGTCATGCGGTCCGGGGGCTTGGCGATTCACCCCCCGACCGCGACAGCACGAGGCGTAGTCTGGTCAGCCGACCAACAATCAACTCGGCGAACCTCGACGTGCCGACCGTTGCGCCCGCAACGATCGCCCGGCCCCCGACCGTTTCGCTTACCACGGGCGCTTCGCGCCCTCGACCCTCGTGCCTCGGGTCTCGGTCGCGAAGCGCCCTCGCTCGTCGCTCACTCGGGGCACGGCGTGCGTGGTCGGAGGGCAGAGGGGCGGTGAGGTCCAGCGGCATGGTGGTGGAGGGGGAGGGGGCCCGGAGCCCCACTTGGCGGTCGGGGGAGGACTTCTGGATCCCTTTCACCAGCCATATTTTATGTTGTATGTCCCTCCTCCATGACGCAGGGCGGCAAGGCCCGGGGCCCGCCGCGGAGGGCGCGACCAGGGTGTCGGTGCCGCTACGCAACTGCGGCACTTAGGACGGGGCATTGTGCCCCGTCGCCCCGTGCGGCTATGCTGGGTGTATGCCGATCAGTGGGGTGGCACGGAACGCCAAGCACCGGAAGCTGTCGGAGGTCGTCGCCGGCGTCGCTCCGCGGACGCAGCGCATGAAGCGCAACAGCGCCGAGTTGGCCCTCGTCGCGCTGGAGTCGTCGATCTTGGCGCAGGTCGAGGCCGAGTTGCAGCGCAAGGAGCCGCGCCTGTCGAAGCTGATCCAGCTTCATGCGTGGATGACCCGCTTGATCAAGTCGACGAACCTGGCGCTGGCCGAGGAGACGAAGGCGAATGGGGGAGTCGCTCCTGCCGACGTGGACGGAGACCGCGTGGGTGACGCGGGCCAGCGGCTCATGGACGCTCTCGCCCTTGGCGACGAGGACGCTGACGGAGAACCCGCCGACTCCTAGGTCGCGCGCCCGCGCCCAGCGCGCGATCGACCTCGCCAACTGGATCGAGGCGAACCTCTGGATCGTCCGCAAGGACCGCAAGCGGGCGCTGATCCGCTTCAACCCGTCGCAGCAGATCATGCTCGACTTCCTCACCCAGCAGTGGGCGCAGGAGATCCCCGTCCGCGCGCTGGTGCCGAAGCACCGCCAGGGCGGCGTGACGACGTTCTGGCAGGCGATCAACTTCGCCCTCGCCGTGCTGTCCGACAAGGCCGGCCGCACCTACCGCTGCGCGACGGTGGCGCACATCGAGGAGGCGTCGTCCACGATCTTCACCATGTCCCGCCGCTTCGAGCAGAACCTGGCGCCGACGTGGAAGCGCAAGCTCGACATGCGGCAGCAGGGCAAGCTCCAGTGGGACGGGGGCTCGTCGATCTACGTGGTGTCGGCGCAGCTTGGCGACTCCGCGCTCAAGGGCGACACGATCCACTCCTTCCACGGCACCGAGGTCGCCAACTGGGCGGACCGCGGGATCAACCCGTCGGACCTGTGGACCTCGGCCATGCCCGCCGTCGCGCCCGGCCCCGACTCGATCGTCGTGCTGGAGTCGACGGCCAAGGGCCGCGACCCGTTCTTCTTCGCCATGTGCGAGGACGCCCGCAAGGGGCTGAACCCGTTCACCGTGCTGTTCCTCCCCTGGTATCTCTCTTCCGAGTACGCCATGCCCTGGGAGGAGTACTGCCGGCCTCGCCGCGCCCAGGGCCGCGCGGTGCCCGCGACCTTCGTCGCCACCGAGGTCGAGGAGGAGATTCGCTCCGACCTCAAGGCGCTGCCGACCGACATGACGACCCGCTGGGCCAACTACCCCGCCGTCGTCAGCGACGACCAGTTGATCTGGCGCCGCCATGCGATCGAGACGATCTGCGAGAACAAGCCGGAAATGTTCCGGCGCTACTACCCCGCCACCGTCGAGGAGTGCTTCCAGGCGAGCAACGCCTCGTTCTTCAGCTACGGCGTCCTCGACCGCCTCTACCAGTCGTGGCGCGACCCGAAGGTCGGGATCCTCAACGAGACCAACCGCGGCTACACGCCCGTCGTCTCGTTCAACGAGTGGGCCAGCGGGCACATCCTCGTCTGGAAGGAGCCCAACGCCGCCCGCTCCTACGTGATCGGCGCCGACGTGAGCGAGGGTCTCGCCGAGGGCGACGCCCAGGCCGCCTACGTGATCGACAAGGACACGCTGGAGGTCGTCGCCGGCTTCCACGGCCGGATCCCCGTCGAGGACTACGTCCACGAGCTTGAGAAGCTCGGCCGCTACTACAACAACGCGCTCCTCGCCGTCGAGAGCAACTTCAACCCGTTCGTCGCGGTGACGCTGCGGAGCCGCGGCTACCCCAACCTCTACTGGTATCGCAACCCCGACTCGCGGTGGTCGACGAGCAACAAGCCGGGCTGGCACACCAACCGCGTCAGCCGCCGCCTGATCCTGTCGAACCTCGGCGGCATGTTCTCGCTCGACCGGGTGCGGACGTGGTGCCGCGGCTTCGCCGAGGAGGCCCGCGACTTCGTCTGGAACGAGAAGAAGCAGCAGTTCTGCGCGCCGCCCAGCAAGACCGACGACCGGATCATTTCCATGGCAATCGCGCTCTACCTGACGGGCAAGCGGCCGACCGACCAATACACCGAGTTGAACGCGCTGATCCGCGAGGGCAAGGAGCGGGAGGAGGCGGCGCGGGCCGCCGAGGTGTCGCCCGCCATGCAGGCGAAGGCCGCCGAGGACGCCCTGTTGAAGCGCCAGGCGAAGCAGCGTAGGCTACTAGGTCTTGGGGGGTCCGCCACCGGCGGACTCTACCTGTAGGGGGTAGGTCATGGGCAAGGACCGCAAGGCCGACCGCGACGAGCAGATCGTCCGCATGTGGACCCGCTGGATCAAGCGGGGCTGGAAGAAGAAGGCGCGCTACACCAAGACGGCCCGCGAGGTCGACGGCTACTTCCGCGGCTCGCACGACGGCTTCTACGACAGCGAGGCGCTCCGCGACTGGTGCGACCTGACGCACGCGCCGAAGCTGTCGATCAACCTCGCCTTTCAGGTCCGCGGCTGGCTCGCGCCGAACCTCTACCAGCGCAACCCGACCCGCAAGGTCACGTCGCGCACGTCCGACTCGGTGCTGACGGCCTTCGCCCGCGTCGCTGACGCCTACCTGAACTACACGCCCAACGAGACCCGCCTCGCCAACGAGAGCCGCGCCGCGATCGACGAGGCGCTCCTGTCGGGCCGCGGCGCCTTCTACACCGGCGTCGACGAGGAGACGGGGCTGCTCACGTCGTGGCGCGTGAGCGTCGACGACGTGGTGATCGACCCCGACGCCCGCCGCCCCGAGGACGCGCTGTGGATCGCCATGCGCCGCCGCATGCCGATCTGGGAGGTCGAGAGCGAGTACGGCACCGACGAGGCCCGTCGCGTCAGCAACGACGAGGGCGTCCGTCAGGTGCTCTGCGCCACCGTCACGTCGTCGCCGGACGACGGCGACGAGGTCGACGACGCGCCGACCAACGCCGAGGAGGCCGACGAGGACGACGAGGACGGGACGAACGAGATCGTCAACGTCTACGAGGTCTACTCGCGCATGGGCTACGGCTGGCGCGGCGCCGACGTGCCCGAGGAGTTCAGCGGCTACGACGACAGCGTGCGGTTCCGCAAGATCGTGCTCGTCGAGGGCCACGACCGCCCCGTGTTCACGGGGCGCTGGGAGACCGACCTCTACGTCGACAAGACGTGGCCGTTCACCTTCGTCGACCTGACGCCGTGCAAGGACTCGCTCTGGCCCGTGTCGCTCATGGCCGCCGCCATGCCGAACCAGCGGGCCGTGAACCTGTTCGCCACGATCGCGCTCGACAAGGCCAAGACGCACGCCCGCGAGTTGATCGCCGTGGCCGCCGGGCTCTCCCAGGAGGTCAAGGACCAGATCGTCAGCGGCGGGCTCACCGAGGTGATCGAGGTCAAGGGCAACGACCCGGGCCAGCGGATCGGCGACCTCGTGCAGAAGTGGGAGGCGCCCGCGATCTCGCCCGAGATCCGCGAGCAGCTTGGCTTCCACATGGACATGTTCGGCCAGATCACCGGCCTGCTGCCGATCCTCAAGGGAAGCAGCGGCAACGAGGCGCAGATCCGCTCGGCCACCGAGGCCGATATCAAGGACAAGAACGCCCGCTCGCGCCTCACCGACCTGAGCGAGCTTGTCGAGGATTGGGCCAGCGAGGTCGCCCGCAAGGAGGGCCTGCTCCTGCGCCTGGAACTCGACGCCGACGAGGTCGCCCGCCTGGTCGGCGGCGCCCTCCGCGGCAAGCTCGGCTACCGCCTCGTCCTGCGGACCCTCGGCGTGGAGTTGCCGCTGCGGACCGGGGCGCCCGACCCCGACACCGACGGCCAGGCCCCGCTCCCCGAGGGCAAGGAGGTGAGCCTCCAGCGGATCGCGCCCGAGTTCGCCGTCTACTACGAGACCGTCGAGGACGCCTTCATGGCCGGGCAGGCGCTCGCCATGAAGCTCCCCGACCTGGCGCTCCGCTTCGGGCTGATCTTCGACGGGCCCCCGCAGGTCTACGAGGTCAGCGTCGACGACGTGTGGGCGGCGACGAGCTACCTGTCGGCGCGCGACCTCGCCCGCGAGGTCAGCTTCCGCGTCGAGTCGGGGTCGACGAAGCGGCCCGACGCCAACAAGGCGATCGACCACGCCAACACGCTCATGGCGGCGGTCGCCCAGCCGTCGCTCCAGGCCGGCGACCTCGCCACCTACAACGCCTGCCTCGGCGCCGTCTACGAGGCGCAGGCGTTCTCGCCGGACATGCGGATCTTCCTCGCCGCGGCCCCGCCGCCGACGCCGTCGAAGGGCGGGCCGGCTCCGTCGGGGCCCGCCGGTGCCGTCGGCGCCGGCGCCTCGCCGGGCCCGGGGACCGGGTTCGGCATGGTCGGCGACGGCGGGACGCCCATGCAGGGCATGGCCGGGCCCGCGCCGCCCATGCTCGGGCCGGGCGCCGCCATGCAGGGCCCGGCGCAGGGCATGCCCGCCATGCAGCCCATGGGGGTCGCGTGATCGACGCCTGCCCGATCTGCGGGACGACCGACCTGTCGTGGGTGGATCGCCGCTTCGGCCACTGCGAGCGGAACGGCGGCGCCGGCTTCCGCAACCGGATCGACGCCGTCGCCGGCTACCACCCCGGCCTCGCCCGCTTCCCGAACGACCCGAAGGCCCACGTCGACGGGCCGGCGTCGCTCCAGAAGCGGCTCGACGAGCTTGCCCGCGAGGGCAAGCACCGCGTCGACTACGCCGATCTGGCGCCGACGGGGAAGCGGCCGACCAACGTGAACCTCGCCGCCCAGGGCCCGCTGCGTGAGCGGGTCAAGCGGGCGGCGTTGAAGCGACTGAACGAGGGGGCTTGACAAGTGTCCGACACGACGAGTAAGGTGACCGACGACGCGCCGCCGAAGGAGGCCGAGACCGCCGAGACGCCCGAGGGCGACGAGGAGGATCTCAAGGAGCCCAACTTCGGGGCGTGGGCGGACAGCGACGACGAGCCGCTCTCCGAGGTCGACGACCCGGAGACGCCCGAGGGCGAGGCGGCGGACGACGAGGCCAGCGAGCCCGTCGAGTCGGTGGACGAGGTCGAGGACGCAGAGGAGGCCCAGCCCGCCGCGCAGACCGCGCCGGGCGCGCAGCCGCCGGTGCCCGAGGGGTTCGCCTCCTGGGCCGAGGTCGCGCAGGCCGCCACCCGCGCCCGCGCCTACGAGCAGCAGCTTCTCCAGCAGCAGGCGCCCCAGGCGCCCGCGCCGGTCAAGCCCCAGCCGATCTGGTCGCTCCCGGGCGACGGCAACCCCGCCGTCCTCGACGCGGTCGAGACGCTGCGGCGCGCCCAGCGCGGGGACACCGCCGCGGCCGAAGCCTTCAAGTCGCTCCCGGGCGACGTGCAGGCCAAGACCGTCGAGCGCGCCTCGACGCTGGAGAAGAAGTGGGCCCGATACACGTCGGACCCGCTGGCCCTGGTGGACGACGTCGCCCTCCCGGCCCTGGAGCAGACGCCCTTCGCGTCGCGGCTCCGGGCGATCGAGGCCAAGCTGGCTCGCGCGGACGGCGAGCGGTTCCTCCAGCAGCACGCGAACGTCGTCGCCAACGACGCCGACGCGCGCCGCCTGGTGGAACTCCTCAAGTCGGGCGCCGACGAGAAGCTGGCGATCCACGTCCTCGGCCTGGAGAAGCAGAACGCGGCGCTGTCCAAGACCCGTCAGAAGGTCGAGGACAAGTCCCGGCAGATCGAGGCCAACAAGGCCGCGAGCCGGGCGTCGCAGACGAACAAGGGTCGTGGGCCCAAGCCGGCGGGGAAGCCCGGTCGGATCGGCTCGACGGACCCGCGCGTGATCGCCAAGGCGGTCATGAAGCGCCTCGGCGGCTCGTAGCCCAACCCCACCGTGGGGCGGTTCGGGTCGCTGTGATCTGAACCGCCCCACGGACACCACGGAGACAAGACCATGGCGACGAGCCTGCGCGTCCTGCACACCACCCGCGAGGAGTGGAGCAAGGAACTGCACAACGAGACGCTGGAGAGCCACCCGCTCCTCAAGCTCCTCAACGAGAAGAAGCGGGTCACCTACGGCCACTCGGGCACGAAGCTCAAGTGGACCGTCAAGTTCAAGCAGCTGGCCCTCACGCCCTACGCCGACATGCAGGCGCTGTCGTGGGACCGCAACGTCCTGACCAAGACGGCGGAGCTCGACTACCGCGGCTACAAGGTCGTCGACGCGATCAGCGAGTTCGAGAAGTTCCAGAACCGCGGCGGCGTCGAGGCCGTGATCGACCTGTTCAGCGACAAGGCGTCGCGCATGGCCGAGGACGCCAACGACCGGATCTGCGCGGAGTTCTACGTCGACGGCAACGCGACGGGCAACACGCTCAAGCTCCACGGGATCGAGTCGTTCATGTCGATCAGCACGCAGACGGCGGCCGACGCCCTGGCGACGACGCTGAACGACAGCTACGCCGGCCTCAACACGGCCAAGGGCAGCTACGACAGCGACTCGACCTCGGCCGGCTACGACTTCTGGTCGCCGGTGATCGTGTCGACGAACCCGACCGGCAAGACCTGGGCGACCCACGCGGACGAGTTCATCCGCCGCGGGATCGTCGAGCAGCGCCGGACCCAGCGCCCCAACGAGCAGCTGGACATGTTCCTCCTGCCCCGCGGCGACTACTACACGCTCCTGAACCTCATGGACGACAAGGAGCGCGTCATGGTCACGACCGCGGACACGGGGATCCGCAAGTTCGGCTTCAAGGACGTGATCTCGATCGACGGCGTCGACGTGACGTTCGACCCGGACATCCCGACCACCGACGGCAACAGCGACACCGTCCGCGGCTACGGCTTCAACACGTCCAAGATGGAGCTGTGCCTCATGTCCAAGAAGGGCAACTTCTGGGACGCGAGCGGCGACGCCTTCGACGAGACCACCATGTCGTTCCGGTTCTGGCTCGGCTTCTACGGGAACCTCAAGTTCTCGCCGCGCCACTTCGTCAAGCTCGCGGACATCGCCTAGGCCAGCGGAGAGAAGGAGACAACCATGGACAGCGCGACGTTCCCGTTCAAGGTCAGCGAGTCGATGCCGGGCCCGACGATCTCGGGCGGGATCGACCTCGACCACCTCCTCGGCCAGCGGTTCATCGACACCGACGGCAAGGTGTTCATGCTCGTCAAGACCGGCGCGTCCTGCGCGGCGGTCCGCAAGCGGGCGTTCAAGTGGACGAGCCGATCGGCCTACACGGTCGAACTCGGCACCGCCGAGACCGGCATGTGCGCCGGCGTCGGCGTCTCGGACCACCAGGACACCAGCACGCTGGCGTCGGGCTACTACCTCCTGCTCCAGCGAGGCGGGCGGGCGACGGTGACCCACGGTGACGACGGCACCAACGTCGCCGCCTCGGGCAAGCCGTACCTGACGATCTCGGGCGACACGGACACGGGCAAGATCGAGGGTGTCGCCACGGCGTCGCTCACGACCGAGGCCCCGGACGTGGTGTTCGGGATCTACGTCTCGGGCACGGGCGGCGACGACGCGGACATCGTCTGCGACCTGATCCTGAGCCGGATCTAGGACGGCAGCATGAGCGTCCGCCGCGTCGACGAGGGCGTCCTGACGATCCAGGACTCCCTGGGCACGAAGTACAACAACCTCGTGTTCGCCCTCAAGAACGGGTGCTTCTCCTCGGGCGGTCTGGCCGAGGGGACCAACGCCGGCACCATGCAGATCGCCCGCGCGATCAACTTCACGATCGACGGGCAGATGTACAACAAGGCGGTCACCGACAACATCGCCATGACCGCCCAGACCGCCCAGGCCGACAACACCTACCGCCGCTACCTCGTCGAGATCAACTCCTCCGGCACGGTGAGCACGCTCGCCGGGACGGCGGCCTCGACGGCGGCGGCGGCGAAGTGGCCCGCCCGCTCGTCGAGCGGGAAGGCCGTGATCGGGGGCGTGCTGATCGCGACGAGCGGCGGCACGTTCACCATGGGGACGACGGACCTGTCGGCCGCCGGGATCACCGACACGTGGTACGACTTCGGGTTCCTCGACGACTCGACGACGCAGGAGGGCACCTCCTTCGTCGACGAGATCCCCACCAGCTAGCTCCTTGCCCCGACGGGCCGGCGCGCGTGGCCCCCTGCGCGCGCCGGCCCGTCACCTAACTCCCTGGAGGCACCATGGCAACGCTCGGCCAGCTTCGGGAGTACGTCGCCGACAACGCCGCCGACATGTCCGACGGCAAGGCCGACCGCGTGATCCTGCGGCACGTCAACGCCGCCCTCATGCGCGTGTTCCACGCCCACCCGTGGAGCTTCTACCGCGACACCGCCCAGATCGCCCTCGACGCCGCCGAGACCGGCAGCGCCATGACGCTCACGTCGGACAGCAAGCTGATCTCGGTCACCGGCGAGGTGATCCACCGGCGCTATCTGGACGAGGGCTGGCTCCTCGACGTGACCGGCGAGGACGACTTGCTGTTCTCGCTCGCGTCGATCGAGGACAACACGCACGCGACGCTGACGACGGAGTGGATCGCCGCCACCTCGGCGACGACCGCCTACACCTGGCGGCGCCACACCTACCCGCTCCCCGAGTTGACCCGCGAGGTCGCGCAGATCCAGTTGTCGGGCACGAAGGTCGACGTGACCTACGTCCGCCCCGACATTCTGGACCGCCTGCGGTTCGACACGCCGACCGACGAGGGCGACCCCCGCCACTACACGATCCGCGGGCGCTACCTTGAGGTCTGGCCGACGCCGGCCTCGACGGCGACCCGCCAGTCGCTCCAGATCCACTACACGCGCAACCCGCGCCGCTTCACCAGCGCCGACCCCGACGAGACGGCGGTCGACTTCGACACGCGCTACGACGACCTGATCGAGCGGGCGCTGGATCTGGAGATCGTCACCCACCACCAGGGGTCGACGACGATCGACACTGGCCTCGCCCTCCAGACCTATCAGGAGCGCCTCGCCGTCTACAAGTCGGCCGACGAGGGCCTGGCCGTCCGCCCGCGCAACATGACGCTGCGGACGGCGCCCAGCCTGCGCCAGATCGAGAAGTGGTGGGCGAAGCGCGGCCCCGGCGGCTCCGAGGTCTAGCCGTGCAGGACAAGCTCGTCACCTTCGCTGGCGTCGACACCGAGGCCAGCCCGACGGAGCGGCCCTCGGCGCTGCTCCAGACGGGCGAGAACGTGCGCCTCGACCGCAACGGGGTGCTCATGCCCCGCCGCGGCTACGTGATCTCCACGGGGGCGGCGTTCGCGCGGGACATTGTCGCCTGCGCGGGGTTCGTCACCGGGTCCGGGGAGTATGCCGCCGCGACGTGCGAGTACTCGTCGTCGTCGGGGACGAACGACCTCTACACCGTCGGGGCCGTCTCGCTCTACTCGACGATCAGCCAGGCGAAGCGGGCGCGGCTCTGCGTCCACAACAAGCGCCTCTACATGGTCGACGGCTGGCGCCCCATGCAGCGGTGGGACGGGATCGCCTCGGCCTCGGTCGCCGCCGGGATCACCGGGCCCTCGACGGCCTCGGGCGCCTGGGCCCCGACGCCGACGACGGCCGCCGGCAACTGCACCGCCGGGACGCACAAGTTCCGCTACCGCTACCTCGACTCGACGACGGGCTACGTCAGCGAGCCCAGCAACGAGTACGTCGCCACGGTCGTCGCCGGCTCGCAGCAGTTGACCTTCGCGATCAACACCAGCGGCGCCGGCAACATCATTCGCTCGACGGACGCGAAGGTCGACAAGGTCGTCGTCGAAATGACGCTGACCGGCGGGACGAAGTTCTACAAGGCCGCCGAGGGGATCCAGTCGGCGTCGACGATCGTGGTGTCGATCAGCGACGTGACGCTGGCGAACCAGCCCGCGCCCTGGCCGGACACCGGCACGCTGGACGCCGGCGTCCACTACCCGCCGCCGGTCACCTCGCACGTCTACTCGTTCCGCGGGCGCCTGTGGTGCTTCGGCCAGTGCGTCCACAACGTCGGGACGGTGACGACGAGCAACGGCTCGGCGTCGGTCACGGGGTCGAGCACCGACTTCACCGCGGCCTGCGCGCTGCCGTCGGCGCCGATCGGGACGAACCGCGTCGTCCGCCGCTTCAAGGTCGCCTCGGCCGCGGTCGACTACGAGGTCGCCTCGACGGGCGGCGCGACCTCGCTGACGCTGTCGACGACCTACGCGGGCTCGACCACGTCGGGCCTCAGCTACTCGATCTACAGCAACGACCGCTCGATCTTCTACTCGGCGCCCGGCTACCCCGAGGCGTTCCCGCCCTTCAACTACATTTTGGGCCCGGAGTCGGGGCCGATCACCGGCATGATCGGGCACCAGAACGCGCTCATGCTGTTCAGCCTGAACGGCATGGAGCGGTTCGTCTGGACGAGCGACCCCAACGCCGACGGCACCAAGCGGACGATCCCGACGAACCGCGGCCTCGTCCGCCACGAGTGCGCGGTCAACGTCGAGGAGGTCGTCTACGGCCTCGACCAGCGCGGCTTCTGGCGCTACGACGGCGAGGTGCCGACGCACCTCTCGTCGCCGATCGAGACCTACGTCGCGCGGATCAACTGGTCGGCGAGCGACACCTTCCACGGCTGCTTCTACCCGCGCTCGCGGGCGATCCGCTGGTGGGTCGCGCTCGACTCCGACACGAAGCCCTACCACTACCTCCAGTACGACGTGGACCGCAGGACGTGGACGACGGGCAACCGCGGCGACTCGACGAACGGGCCGGGGTGCGCGTCGTCCGCGGTGATCCCCACCTCGACGGGCGTGCGCGTCCTCAACGGGCTGAACCTCTACTCGACCTCGTCGCTGTCGGGGTGGGTCTACGACGACGAGGGCGAAGTGGACGGCACGCTGGGCTGGTCGGGCTCGGTGCAGGGCACGGTCACCGGCACGTCGTCGACGACGACGCGCCTCTACCTGTCGGGCGTGACGATCCCGGCGTCCACCCAGCGCGGGACGCCGGTCTACGTCGACGGCTACGGCTTCCGCATGTGCGTCGCGTCGAACCAGGCGTCCAACTACATTGACCTCGGCGTCGCCCTCGCGTCGATCCCGCCGGTCGGGACGCGCGTCCACCTGGGCTACATTCCGGCCGAGTTCCGCACCAAGGCGTTCCGCTCGCGCGCCCGGAACGGCGGCGCCAAGCACGTCGGCAAGGCCGTCACGCTCCACTTCGTCCCGCCGACCGTCGAGACCGGCGAGGTCGCCCGCGTCAAGGTGCGGATCTACCGCGACTGGTCGACGACGGCCATGACCTGGGGCCGCGTCGCCTCCAGCGTCGCCGGGGCGACGGCGCCGGCGACGGGCGAGACGGACTGGCTCGTCGACCTCACGACCGCCGACGGCGTCGTGTCGATCCCGCTCGGCTGCGAGTCGGTCCAGATCACCGAGGTCGAGGTCGAGCAGACCGACGCTGGGGTGCCGCTGGAGCTTCTCGGCGTCACGATCGACGGCGTCGATCTGGAGCCGGTGACGTGAGCAACCCGACCACGATCCTCGGGGCGGACCTGACGACGCGGCCGGGGCGCCAGACCCTTCAGGACGCGCTCGACCTGCTCTACGGCCTGATCGCCCGCTCGACGGGGATCAACGGCCAGGGCACCTCGTCGGCGTTCGACCAGTTGACCGTCCGCCGCCTGACCGTGGTGGACGGGATCGACGTGATCCCCGGCGACAAGCCCGTCGGCAACGAGTTCGACGACCTGGCCTTCGGCGCCCTGAACGTGTTCCGCGGTCGCCCGATCGTGATCCGCCAGGAGGACCAGAACGACGGCGGCAGCTACGTCGAGTGGCGGATCCAGCCGTGGACGGCGCCGTCGCCGACGACGCCCGCCGGCGACGTGGGCTCGATCGAGTTCCGCGCCTACACCGGCGCGAAGCACACGACGAGCTACGACCCGCTCGGCGCGATCGTGTTCTCGCAGAACGGCCGGATCCGCGTCTACGACGCCAGCGACACCCTCAAGCTGGACGCGCTCAACGGGGTGCTGACGCTGGCGACGCAGGGCTCGGCGCCCGACGCGCCGGCCTCGGGGTTCGGGTCGTTCTACGCGCTGTCGTCGGACGACAAGCCCTACTACAAGAGCGACGGCGGCACCGCCTACGACCTGACGGACACCGGCACCGGCGGGATCGGGGGTTCGGGCGCCGACGGCAACACGACGATCAGCAGCGACACCGAGATCCCCGTCAGCACGATCAAGCACTACGGCTCGCTGACGATCGACTCGGGCAAGGTGCTGACGCAGGAGGCCGGGGCGGGCTACGGCACGCCGCTGGTGATCTACGTCCAGGGCGACCTCACCGTGAACGGCGCCCTCCACATGGACGGCCGCGCGACGTTCGGCTACGCGGACGCGGGCGCGGGCGGGGCGGGCGCCGCGGGTGTGGCGGCGGGCGGAAGCACTATCGGTACTGCAGGCGGCAACGTCGCCGCCGCGCAC